CACAGGCAACTGTATAAGGTTGTGAACGTGCCATAATTAAAAGTAAGTTCTATCGTCTGTCATTCGTGACGGAGCTTGATTGATTAAGTTTGACTTCATGTATTTCATAGCTTTTTTAAAGTCCTCTAAAGCAAAGGCTGCTTGTTGTGGAGATTCTTTAAATTGCCAAACATAATATCGAGTTCTCGATGTAATAACATTACTGTATTGTTCTGGTAAAACTATTGTATCGTCATAAGCTGATAAAGCTGTTGGTCTGTTAAAGGCATAAAAATGCACATTATAAACTTTGTCTGGTATAGGACTTAGACCAAATTTCCTAGCATCTGGTGATTGTATAACATATTTTGGTTCACCATAATTTTGTCCGTTTGCATCATCTTCATTTTCTTGGTCTCTGTAGTATCTTGCCCAATCTGCATGATCTAAATATTTTAAACCTTGCGAGACATAAGGTGCTGATTCACCTGAGACATTAATTGTTGTCAGATAAAAATCGTCCCAGTCGATTGATGCATAGTCTGTTGTAATACTGGAACTACCTGACTTTAACAAATACCACCTGGTACCTGCTACTGTTTCTACTGTGACATTCCCATAAAAAGGGTCTGTACTCCCACTTAATCCTGCTGAGAAAAAAGGCAACTGAGGTTCTTCGTTAGCTATGTCAAACAATGCTTTGTTGACTGAATCTTTCACAAACTTTTGTAGTCCTACAGCATTTGCAAAGTTTGCTGCAGTAAGTGGTACTTCATTAAGTTCTCTCAGAACCTCGTTAGTTATATCTAAATATGTTGTTGCCATTATCTTTTACGAGCTTTTTGTTTTGCCTTTTCACTTAAATCTTTCATGTGATATAAAGGCTTACTGGTTTTAGTATGTGTTTTATTAGTGTGAAGTTTGCCATTAGGCATTTTATGATAGTTGCCTTTCCAGACTGTACCATCTTTTAAATAATGATTAACTCCTTTAGCCATACTTAATTCGGTTTTTGTACATCCATAGCTTTTTTAACAAGCTTACCTGCACTATACTTCATACGACCACCGCCATACATATTTTCACGTCTAGCTGCTTTGTTACCATCCATGATACCATCAACCTTTTCAACCTTCATACCACCCATGTAGCCTTTTCTTTTCTTATCTTTGTGCATCCCGTGCTTCATAATTTCTCCTTGTAAAAATGGAGGAGTCCGAAGACTCCCCCGTAACTATAATTAGTCAATAGTGTAGAAAGCTGATACTAATGCATCGTCTCTCAATACTTTTGCTCCATATACATGTAAGCCTCTAACAATATCACCAAATGAACTTGGGTCTCTTAGGACTTCAGTTGAGATGATTGTTTGAGCTGTTGCTGTTGAAGAAATATGTCCAGCTAGACATTTTCCTGTAGCATTTGAAACAGCTGCAATGTTATTAGATTTGTACATGTTGAAACCTCTTAACTTACCGCTAGAGACTAGACCATTTCTGATTGAGCCTTGTCCTGCGTTGAAGTCAACAGAAAGAAGCTTAGAACCAGACTGAGACAGTTGCTCATAAAATTCTGGTGAAGCTACAAACCATCTACCTTCTTCAGGAACGTTTGCATCATCTAATAGTCTTGCCATTCTTGCAAGTACGTTTAATGGGTCTGTTTCACTAGATATACCTAGGTCAATAGAACCTGCACCATCGTAAACGTCAGCACCTAATTTTGTTGCTGAGTCTGCACCTAGTACATGGTCTGGTGAAGAAGAAGAAACACCTGAGAACATTGATGCGATAACTGCTGCATCGAAAGAATCTCTTAGAGCATAAGCTGCTGAAGATGTTGCAACTTCTTTAAAGTTGACGTGAGACATATCTCTCTCAATATCATCTACGATGAATTTGAAAGCTTTAGCTGAATCGACTACGAGTGTTAGCTCTTCGTCTGTTAGCTTGGTTTGAGTTGTGTCAGAACCTCTTGTGTAGTCGTACACTGAGATTACTGGCTCTTTGATAATTTTAACAGAATCACCATAATTGCTGATTTCTCCGGAGTAGTCAGTATTTGTAATAGCTTCTACCACTGATGCCTTTCTGAAAAAGTTTAAAACTTTAGCAGAATATATGGAAGGCAGGAAGAAACTATTATTCTGACCACTAACGGAGTTACCAAAGTTTGCATTTGTATCTGGACTTGGTTCAAAATACTGTGCCATTTTTTACTCCTCTTGGGTTAATATAAAAGTTTATCTACTGATTCTACCTTCTTCCCAAGCCTTGTCGATTTCTTTTTCAAGTCTATCAAACTCAGCTGGAGATAAAGCTAGAATCTCCTTTTCGGTCCAAATTTTCGCTTGTTTTGGCTCAACGTTGGTTGTCTTTGCAGAAACCATGTCAGCCGCTGAAGCTTTGGATTTAGAACCTGCCGATGACTTTTTCTTAGGGCTACTTACTCCCATGTCAGACTTAAATAAATCTAATGCTCGACTTGCTGCTTCTGGGTCACTTGCATTGCTGTAAATCCAGCTTTGAATTGACTCAGGTTGAGCCTTTGCCCAATCATGGAAATCATCACTGTTTCTAATATCATCAAAATCAGGATGCCTTGATTTGAGTTCTTTCTCAGCATCTAGTCTTACTAACTCTTGCTCTCTTTCTTGTAGAAGTTTAACCTTCTCTTCTAGAGTCTTTGCTCGGCTTTCGCTTTGCATAGATGCAACAGTTTCCACTACATCGTAGACATCAGGATATTTTTGTTTAAACTCAGCTAGTTCTTCTTCAGATTTTGGAGGAACATATTTTGGTTGTCCTTCACGAGCTTGGTCTAATAACTCTTGCTCTCTCTGTTTAAACTCATTGAGCTTACTATCATAATGTCTCTTTAAGTCATCATAACGTTTTTTATAGTCGGGTCGCTTGTAGGGTTTATCATCAGATTTTGTCTCTTTGACTTCCTGTTCTTCATTTACCCCCTCTGCTTCTACTTCTTCAGTTTCTTCTTCGGGGTCTGGAAAGAATAAGTTGTTTGAATCAACAAAAACTTTCTGCTCTACTTTGTGCCAACTTTTTTCCGCATTATACGGGTTAGCCTTTTCTTCTTTAGCCATCTTTTTCTCCTATTCAGGGCTTAACAAATATTACAAGGTAGCTGCTGTACGGGCAGGGCTTGTCTTGCAAAGGTCGCCTTTCGGTTAATCTTTAACTACGCACATGTCCGAATGGTGACATCATAGATTTCTTGATTTCAATATCGGTCTCGGACTCTGGTTGCATTTGACCTAACAGTGATTGCTCAGCTGTCATTGGTCTTTTAACAGAGTATTCGACTTCAACTTTCTTATCATCTTCCTCTAATTGGGCTTCACCACCTTCTTGCATAGCTTCTCTTTCACCACCAGCATCATAAGCAGCTTCGGCATCCTTCATCATTTGCATGAGGTTGTCTGCACCAATCTGCTCGACTGCTTTGGCAGTAAAGACAAATTCTCCATCTGATAACCTAGCAGGTATATCATCTGAAGTGCCTGTCCCCGGACCATCAACAGGACCGGCTCCAGTAAACTCGGAAGCTTTCTCAATCACTTTGTCAAACACCATGCTCAACTCAGGATTAGCTTCTAGTTGTTCCATTAACATAGACTCTTCTTCTTCGGACAATGCTTCGTCCACTATGAAGTCTATAAAGTTTTGTTCCATTTCTTCGTCAGGTAGCATTTCATTTTCTTCTTCCATTTCATATTCTGAAGCAAATGGTAAACCTTCCATTTCATCCATTTCGCCACCTTCAGCTTTTTGTTCTCTACCTACACCATAGAGATTTAATTCTTTCATAAACTCATCTCTCATGGCTGCTCTATCCAGTGTTCCATAATTCTTAGTAGTCTTTTCTACTTTATCCATGTATTTATTTAAATGAGCTTCTAATTTTTCAGGATTGCTGTACTTTTCTTTGTCTTTGTATTTACCAATCATTTTGGATTCATTAACAATACCTGTAAGTATTTCTCTGTTGACATAATCATCTCTCATGCCAAAATCAACAACTCTTTCTTCAGGACCTACCATATTACCATCGGCATAGCCCATTCTTATCATATCATCATCTAAGAGACCACCACTTTGTCTTTGTTCTCTCAACATTTCAAAATCTTTGGCGGTAATTTCGCCATCTTTATTTGCATCTATTTTTCTTTGGTCTCCTAGTAATGCCATTTTAATTCTCCTCTTTTCTATTCAGGGCTTCCTGCACCTGCTGCTGCAGCTGCTCCAATTGTCCCACTAAACGTATCTTCCCCTGCAACCGGTACATTTCCAGTTCCGATGTTGCCACCACCAGTGCCTGTAGGTCCAAGTTCCGTTGGTTGTTGAGGTGTTCCTTCAATGCCGCCCATAGCTCCTGGTTGTTGACCAGCAAGTTGAGCTTCTTCGCCAATTTCTTGTCTAACATTTTGCATTCCTATTATTTGTGCCATCATAGCAGCTTCTTCAGGGTCATTCAGAATTTCATCTGGGTCTAAGTCTAAGCTATAGGCAAGTTCACTAACCAATTTAGAAATCTTAACAAAAGGTGCAATAGCTGGGCTTTGTGCAGTTTGTAAGAACATAGTAAGTCTTTGTGATCTTACTTCTTTCTGCATTAAGCTATTAGTACCTGTTGCTTTAACTTCTAAATCACCTTTTACATCTAAGTCGCCTTCAAAGAATTGCATATTCCATTGGAAGTATGATTCTCCTAAAGGTTTTAATAAAAAGTCGTCAAGATTCTTAACAACAGTTTTTATATTTAAACTTGCAGCTCCTAATAACATGGACATACCAGAGGCAGTCCTTGTCATACTTTGTACTCCTGTTTGACCATGTGAGTAACTTGGTATGCCTGTTTGCTCATCAGCTAACTGTCTAAACCTATCAAACATCATCATGTTTTCAGGGGCAGTGTTTGGAAACTTCAAACCATAAATAGCTTGACCTGGCATTCCGGCTTGTCTTCTAAAGATTTTACCAGGATATATTTCCATGTTCTGACCAGCAACCAATGCTGATTCATCAATATCAAATACTAATGAACCAGACAAAGCAAGATTATCAATAGCCATTCTAGCATGACCATTCATAATTTGCTGTGAATCATTCATATTCTCAGCTATTCCTACTCCAAAGAAATTGTAAGGATTTCTTTCATAAGGGAATGCATGATAAGGTATTCTATATGGAGTAAATGGATTAATAACTGCTCTTAGTAGTTTATCTCCACATATCCATGCATTGATTTGAACCTCATCTAAATCATCAATGTCTTCGTCTAACTCGATGCCTACTTCTCTAGCATACTGAGCATCCATAATGCCCCAATATTCTATTACTTCAAAAGCATTAGAATATGCTTCTTCAGCATCATAATCATCTTTGATTTGACTTTCAAAGTCTTTTTCTACATAGTTAGGACCATTCTGAATTGCTTCACGAATAGCCTCTTTATCAAAGTAAGGCATATTTTTCAATGCTCTTAATTGTGAAGTATTCATTCTGTGTCTATGAATTACATACTCACACTCTTCAATGTTAGTTGCTCCTGGGTCAGGGTAAAAATCCCAACAACTAACAAATTCAATTCTTGGTACTCTAACTTGTATTGGTGAATATTCTCTTTCACCTGCTTCATTAACTTGCCATTGATTAAGGGTTTTGTTGAAATTGAAAGGACCCTTAATAATACCTGTTCCTAATAATGCTCCTTCTAGTAAAGCACTTCTCATTTCAGAAGAACCATTTGATTCTTCAATTTGATCATGGATTAATTTTTCCATTCTCCTTGCAGCTCTTTGAGCTGGAGACAATTCTAACTTTTGTGGGTCAGGACTGTAACCTTCTCTAACTACTCCAGCTTCTTCAGCTACATCTTCTAAAGACTTTTCTGAGTCTTCAAACATGCCATCACCAAAGGTGGCTCCAGGTTTAAGAACTCGTCCATCGCCTTCATAACCAATGTCATAAGGTCCACCTATTTGATTACCAATATTATCTGGCATCTCTTGTGGTTCAGACATTTCAATTCCTGGTTGAGGATTTTGAAAGTCTAAATGAGCATTGGCTTTTTCGCCTTCAGGGATTTTTGTTTCACTAATACCGATAGGAAATTTACCAGTACCAAATAAAACATCTACTAATTGACCAAATGCTGCTAATACTTTGGTCTTAGTAATTTTTACAAATACTCTTGATTTTTCAGATTCTCTAAATTTAGCTCTTTTACCATAAAGCCCACGATAATTTTCGTAAGCTTCTAACCATCTTCTTTCATCTGCATCTCGAGAATCTTCAGCTACAGAGAAACGACTTTGAATAAGTCCAACTAAATTTATTTTTTGATCAGGGATTAAGTTTAGATTTTTACCAGCTTCACCTTCTACATCTTCATATATGTAGTCAGCATTTAAAAATGTGTTGTTCGTGTTGTCTTCTGCCATCTATCAATATCCAAACGTAGAGTCTGCAGGGGCAAATGACAAATCATTTTTGATTCTTCTAAGTTCATCCACTGTGCTGGTAACTCGTGGACGACTCATAATCATATATCGCAATGCATCATAAGCATGGTCCGAGGCATGTGTATCAACATCCTCAGAATTATTTCTAGCTAGTGGTATGCTTTGTAACTCTCTAATCAAGTTTTGGCATGATCTAAATATTTGTAATCTAGGTCTTCCACTAGGTTGTTCTTTTAAATACTCGTGTATTTGTATTTTACCCTGAACTCTATTTTTATCTGCTCTACGGAGTTTATGTCCCATGCGTTGTAGAGTTTCTCCAACTGTAGGACCTGTTGTGCCAGTTCTTGACCAAGCAGCAGTGTCAAGCACTCCAGGTACACTCATGGGGTCTTCGACCTCCATATTACTTATTATACTGCCTAAATCTTGACCTGTCAAGCCTTTTTGGTATAATTCCCTATATATTATTAATGTACCATCGTTTATATCAACTGCACCCCATAAACAACAAGACTCTGAAGCATAACCATAGTCGATGCCTTTGATTCGACTCCAGTGCATTGGAATCTCAAAAGGGTCTATAACATGTAAGTTAAAATCAAATTCTGTAAAGGCTGCTCCTTCAGCTACATCCCAATTACCTTCAAGCAACTGTTTTCTTTGAGTTGCTGGTAAAGACTTAAGCATGGTTTCATAAACACCATCATTAGCTAAGTATGGATTATCAGATAACTTTGCAGGAATAAACTTACGAGATAGTCCATCGGTCCCTATAAAGCTTTTGTTTGGTTCGTTGGCTTCAACGTATCTTTTCTTAACCCAATGTGAACCAACACCACCTGGGTTAGCAGTGCATCTTAAATAAGTTTGTAGTTCTGGGTCTGTGGTTCTTAAACGAGATGCCAAATAGTTCCAACCAAATTCTGTAGGTAGGTGAGTTATCTCATCAAAGCCTATCCAAGAATATGCTTGTCCTTGGTATCTGTAAACATCAGCATCTTTTTCTAAGAAACCAAATTCAATCTTAGCTCCTGAAGGAAAGTTCCAAACCTTTTCAACTTCTCTAAACTTAGCACCCGGAAAAGCATTGGGATATATTTCTCTAGACTTATCTATCAGTTCTCGTAACTCAGGCATAGAACGTCTGAGGATTAAAGCCCTATGAGCTTTGCGATGACAATTACGCAAAGGGTCTATCAACAT